GCTAACTATAACCTTAGCGACTTTTATAGTACTAACGCTCTATTTAACGGTGCTTCGGCTTATAATTGGCTTACTCTTCAACCAGACGAGGTTAGGTTAAGTAGTAACGACTCTTATCAGATGAGTTTTATTAATGCTACTCAGACTTATAATGGAGGTACTAATCCTATAGCAGTTAACTTAGATTACGTATTAAGGACTTACGATAATCAAGGATCTTTAATAGCTACTAATATCATAGTAATAGATACGGATACTACGACTAATTTAGAAGGAGTTTATAACGTACCAGTAGGACCAAGTAACCTATCAACTTATATTACTAGCGACGTAGTTAAGTATACGGTTCAAACTAGAATAGACGAGTTTATCTTAGCTGATTTAAGAACGTTTATTATAGAAGACGATTGTTCACCTACTAGAGTAGAGAGGCGCTTCGAATGGGTTAATTCTTTAGGAGGATTAGACGCTTTTACTTTTAAGGGTAAAGAGGTTAGAGATATAGATGTAGAGAAAAGAACTTTTAAAAGAATCTTAAACTCTGTTAGGTCCATTCCTGAGCGTTCAGTAACTACTTTCGGAGTAGAGACTAAAGACGTTTACACAGTTAATAGCGGAATCGTATCTAAGAAAGAGAGAGACTGGCTACTAACTTTAGTAGAATCTCCTGAGGTTTACTTAATCGTAGACGGATATAGATTACCTGTCCAAGTTAACACTACTTTCGCAGTAGAGAAGTTAGCGGAGTATTCTTACAACGTAACTATGGAGTACGAGTTAGCTTATGAAAAAATAATACAACGTAATTAATGGCGACACCTTTAAACATATACGAGTTAGATAAGTTTAATCCTTACGACTTCTTTATACCTTTAACTTTTTCTATAAATGACTTTAGAGATATATCGACTCGTAACGGAACTTATAGTAAGACGGTTAAGATACCGGGAACTAAAAAGAACGATTCTTTGTTAGGGCATAGTTTTAAGATTAATGCGGAGGGATTCTTCGATAGGAATCAGAGAGTACCTGCAATTATAGAAAAGGACGGTATTAGATACTTAGACGGTTCTATGCAGCTTAAAAGTATTGATATTAGCGACGGTAAGAATTGGGTTTATAATATTATCCTTTACTCTGACTTATCCGATTGGGGTAGTCTTATTAAGGATAAAAACATAAGAGATTTAAACTATGATACTTTTACCTATAACTCTACTAATATTGAAAGTTCTTGGTCTCATAATGGACGTGATAACGGTTATACTTTCCCTCTTATTAATTACGGTTATTTTAACGGTAATACCGAGTCTGATAATCAGCAAGTAGAGGAGTTTTTACCATCTGTTTTCGTTTATGATGTATTTAGAAAGATATTTAGAAATATAGGTTATACTTTAAAAGAAGGGTTCTTTGCTCGTCAAGAGTTTAGAGACTTAATCTTACCGGCTATTAAGACCGGTTTAACTGCTTCTTCGGATACCTTAAATGAGAATAGAGTAGAGGTTAGTAGTTTTTATGGTTTATACTTTCCTAGAAGGTTAGAAAACCAAGATACTAACTTACTATTTACAGATACAGACTTCGACGGGGGTTCTAATATGCTATCTAGTACTTACTACGTAGCGCCTTTCTTAAACGGTACTTATACTGGTACGGCTTCGGTTATACTTAAGAACTCGCAGATTATATCTAATAATATAGTATTAAGGATAGAAGAGGTTACTCCGGCTCTATCGTTTGTAAGTGAGTTAGCTTCGGAGACTATAAGCCTACCTTCTAACTCTAATAACGTAGAATTATCGACAGCTTTCGATGAGACTGCTATATCTCAGGGTAATTACATTAGAGTAGTAGTTCATTCGGACAATCCTAACCCTAAGATAGATGTAGGTTCTAATAACTTAAATATTACTCCGGTTTATGCGCCTTTATCTAACGGAGAAGAGATAAGTATTAAGGACTTTGTTTACGATATGAGACAAGACTCGTTTATCAAGTACTTCGTTCAGCTATTCAACTTAGTTCATATTACAAACGATAGAGCTAAGACGGTAGAGTTTTTCCATAGAGACGACTTTTATAAGACTATAGAAGAGGCAGAGGATTGGAGCGAGAAAATAGACGTATCTAAGACTCAGACTATAGAGCAGTTAGATGATAAGTTAAATAGAGATTTAGTCTTTGAGTACGAAGAAGACGATAACGACCAGTTATTAAAGAACTTTGAAGATATTTGGAAAACTAATCTTACGGACGATAGTAGACTATTAGATAACGAATTTTTAAAAGATGAGAAAAAAGTCGCAAGTGTTCGCTTCTCTGGAAGTGTGGGAAGTGGTACTATTATCCAGTCAGCAGGTGGAAGTTTATATCTGCCTCAACTGATTAATAACTTTAAATCTACAGGAAAAGAAATAGAATTAAATCCTAGATTATTAATCTACGAAGGTTTAAAAGACGGTAACTTTACTTTCGAGTCTGTGTTAAAAACTCAGTACCCTTCAGCTTACTTCATTAAAAGGGTTTCTGGTCCTTTCGACGTATCTTTAAGCTTTAAGGATTTAAACGAGGTAGATAAGTCTATCCAAGAAAATGATAGAGGGTTAGTTAGTAGGTATTACGGAGAACAGATAAGGCAATTTAATAACGCTAGATTATATACTGCGTATATGAGATTAACCGGAGTAGATATAGTTAACTTAGATTTTAGAAAGCCTAAGCTGATTAACGGAGTTTATTATTATCTTAATAAGGTAGAAGATTATAAAGCCGGAGTTTTTGAGTCGGTTAAGTGTGAATTTATACAAATAGTTTAATGGCTAGAGAGGAAATATTTTTTGGTATTAATATAGATACCGGTGAAGTAATAAAAGACTTCGGAACCTTAAAGAAAAGGACTAAAGAATTAAAGAAGGAATTAGATGGTACTAATGTAGGTACTAAAAGGTTTGAAGAGCTTAAGAAAGAGATTACAGCTAACCAAGCTACTATAAGAAGGTTTAATAGATCTTTAAGAGACACTAAATCTTTAGCTACTAGAGTAGGTCAAGGAGTTACTACGGCTTTTAAAAGAGTAGGAGGTGTTTTAGCGGGTGCTTTTGCGGTTAGTAAACTTGTTGAATTTAGTAAAGAGGTAGCTAACATTACTTCAAAGTTTGAAAAGTTAGAGGCAGTATTAGAGACTGCTTTAGGCTCTAAATCAGAGGCTCAAAAGAGCTTTCAAATGATACAAAAATTTGCCGCTAGAACTAACTTTAGTGTACTTGAATTAACAGATGCTTATGTTAAGTTAGTTAATCAAGGGTTCAAACCTACTATATCAGAAATTGAGAACTTAGCAGATTTAGCAAATAGTACTGGTAAGTCATTCGACCAATTAACGGAGGCTATTATAGATGCTCAAGTAGGAGAGTTCGAGAGATTAAAAGAATTTGGTATTAGGGCAAAGAAAGAAGGAGATAATGTTAAGTTTACTTTTAAAGGAGTAGAGACTCAGGTTAAATTTACAGAGAAAGCGATTCAAGGTTATATACTAGCTTTAGGAGATTTGCAGGGGGTTAGCGGTTCTACTCAAAAGATTAGCCAAACATTAGGCGGTGCTATATCTAATCTAGGTGATGCTTGGGATAGTTTTTTAGTATCATTAGGTACTACGGATAGCTTTTTAGGTAAAATTATAAGAGGGTTTGTGAATCTATCGTCTTCTGTTATTAAGTTCTTTACGGAGACTGAAAAAGGTAGCGATAAGCTACAAAAGCAGAGAATGGAGCTTAATTTATTAGTAGCTAGAATAACAGATGCTAATATTAAGGAGTCAGAGAGGTTGAAACTTGTAAAAGAATTAAATAGTGTTTATCCTGACTTTTTAGGCAATTTAGAAGCGGAAAAAGCTACTAACGAACAGATAGCTAATAGACTTAAACAAGTTAATCAAGAGTTAATTAATAAGATTGCTTTACAGTTACAAGATGAGAAGCTTCAAGAGAAATTAACAGAGGCAGCAAGATTACAGAATATAGTATTTGAGCAAGAGCAAGAGATAAGAAGTGATTTAATTAAGTTAAATGAGGAGTATGGATTAGGTATAGACTTTGTTAATACTACTTTAGAGGAACAAATAACTAAAGCTAAAGAAGGGCTAGATGCTCAAACAGAAGTTATAGATAATATTAAGACTGGAATAGTGACTACTAATGCTCAAGGTAAAGCTAATAATGACCTCACATTGTCGTTAGTTACTTTAAAGTCAGCTCAAGAAGACGTTAATGAGGCTACCGAAGAGGCTAATAAACTGCAAAAACAAAGACAAGATTTGGTTAAGTCATTATTTGGAGGTGTTGAACCTACTGATGTAACTCAAACAATAACAACTAAATTATCTACCAAAACAGATAGCACTAAAGGACCTATAGATATAGCTACTACCGCAGAGGATAGTGCAGCGGTTCAGTTTGCTAAAGCTCAAACAATAGCTCTAGAAAAAGAATCTAAAAAACAAGTAGCTAACCTTAAAGATGCTAATAATGAAAAGGTAGAGAGTGAAAAGATGACTACCGAACAGATTAAGATGATGGATAACGCTAGGTTAGAGTCTCAAGCTGCTTTAGTAGGTTCTACCATATCTTTATTATCTAGAGATGAAGAGTCTAGAAAAAAGAACGGTAAGTTAATTAAAGCATTAGCTTTAGCTGAAATAGCTATTAATACACAAAAAGCTTTAATGAATGTAGAGGTTAACGAAAAATCGCCTTTATTCTTACCTAACCTTTTTACAGGAGGTTTAGCCGGTTTAACAGTAGGTACAGCTCAAAAGATTGCTATTATAGCTCAAGGTATAACCAGTGCGGCTATTGTAACACAACAAAAGTTCGCTAAAGGAGGTATTTTAAACGGTCCAAGCCACGCTAACGGAGGTATTAAAACGCCTTTTGGAGAGTTAGAAGGTGGAGAAGCGGTTATTAATAAGAAATCTACTAAGAAATACGGAGGTATCTTATCTGCTATTAATGAAGCTGAAGGAGGTAAAAGGTTCGCTAGAGGAGGAGTTTTAGGAGTACCTAATGTATCTAACGCTCCAAATAATTCAAATTTAGATATCATTAGAGCTATTAATAGTATAAATATGTCTCCTACAGTATCCGTAGTAGAGATCAACGAGGCTCAAACTAGAATATCAGAAATAGAAAACAACTCAACTTTATAAAAAAAAATGAAAGAACAAATCTCATCAATCACCGGTTTAACTATTAATCAAGTTAATATGTTATTAGAAGAAGGACTAATAGAGCCAAGAAACGCAGTTAGATTCTGTTTATGCGCAGATTTTAAAGAGTTAAAGGCTAAAAACCCTAACATACCTAATTCTGATATCTATTTTGACTTAGCTGAAAAACATAGAGTAAGTGAGTCTACTGTTTACAAATGGGTTAATAATTATAAAAAAATTTAAAAAACGTAATTTTTAAAAATCGTAATTAATAATATTTTACAACGTATGTGGTATAAAGCACAAAAGATTAATAATCAAGTAGAGGTAGATTTATTCGACGAGATCGGAGGATGGGGTATCTATGCTAAAGAGTTAAAAGACGAACTTTCTTCTATGATAGGTAATCCTACTGAAGAGGTTTTAGTTAATATCAACTCTCCGGGTGGTTCTGTTTTCGAAGGAATCGAGATTTACAATTACTTAAAAGGTTTACCTAATAAAGTTACTGTTAAGATTAATTCTTTAGCTGCAAGTATCGCTACTGTTATTGCTTTAGGGGCAGATGAGTTAGAGATTAGCGAAAGTGCTTTCTTTATGATTCACAATCCGTGGACAATGGCAGGAGGAGAAGCAGAGGACTTAAGAAAACAAGCGGACGTTTTAGATAAGATTAAAGAGACTATCTTAAGTATCTACGAAAAGAACTCTAACCTATCTAGAGAGCGTTTAACTGCTTTAATGAACGAAGAGACTTGGTTAACTGGTGCAGAGGCGTTAGAGTACGGTTTTGCTACTAGATTAACGGAAGGTCTAGCTGTAGCTGCAAAGGCTACTACTGATTTAGTT